TTTTTTTTTTTATTTTCTGCGTTCCTGAGCATTTTTTTTTTAATTATATATTATTATCGTAATAGACAATACAAATGGGTAGATGCCTTAATTTAATTTTGAAAAGACTTGAGGAGGTCGATTAATTATGAAAAGAAATATCGCTTTAACAAAGAACGGGATGCCAGCTTTATGGGAATGTGGTGGAGCTATGACAAACTCTGCTAACTGTGTTATTATTGGAGACAAAAATGCTAACAGAAAGAAGCCAGTATTTATAAGAACTGGTGGACATCTTAGTAATGATAATCATGCTCTATTCATCTTAAATAAAGATGATATCGTTGTGGTAGGAACTAGAGCTCACGGAGACTATACATTTATGATACTAAAGTATATCTCTTTTGAAAAAGTAAAAGGAGATGGAATAGGAGAATTTGAAGTTATAAACCATTACTCAGAAGGACAATGGGATAGTGAACTTGAGCCTAAATATTCAACTATCTTAGAAGCCGCTAAGACTAAGATGAGCAAATATCACTGTAGAGAAACAGTGTATGCTTTAGGTTTAAATATAGTTGAAGATACTCTAAGAGATATTAAAGCTGGTAAGATGATAGTTTTAGATAAAAGACTATCAAGCCATACAGATATAATAGATACTTACTTTACTGTAAATAAAGGTAGAGAAAGAGAAGTTCTAAAGCATCTTGATTTATCCGATTATTCTTTAGATACCGTGTCTATTATAACTAAGTATGTACCTTGGTTATGGATAAAAAGCTCAGTTCCTGATTTTGTAAGAGAGCAATACGAAAAGCATAGAACTACAAACTGGGAATACCATTTCATCATAGCCCCTAATACTTATGATGATGACTACATAAGAGAAATGGGTTATAATGGTGTATCTTTTGAGATAGCTGAGACTAGAGATTTTAATGAGCTTCCAGATAATAAGAAGCTTGAGAAGTATCTGCATAGACAAGTAATCTATGTAAACTTTATAAATGTACCTAAAGAAGACATATACTCTTATGCCACTTCAGATGCTCTACATTTTATATTAGATTATGGTAATGGTAGAAAATTATGTATATACGACCATCTATCATATATTACTAAAAATACTAATCGTAATCCGTATAGTGCATCATCTCTAATAAATTATGACGAAAAATAAGTTGTGGGCATAAAGCCCACTTCCTATTTTTTTTTTTGTTATCACAAGTTTATATTAAAAAGCATAAAAGAACTAATCCGGGGTATATGTTCCTATCGAAGGGTTACTATTAACCTAGAGACTGGATTCCATTTTTACGCACATACGCTTTCGACGCCTCGGCACTGGCACCCTTGCCCGCTTATCGTGTACTAAGTAATGTGCAACCACCTCATGTTGGACTTAACTCGAGTATTACCAACACCGTTTTTACAATAGGAAGCTTTATATACCAGATATATGTTGTCACATTTAATAACTAGATATACCTTCCATAAGAACTATATCAGCTTCAAGCTCTTTAATATACTCAGCTCTATTTTGTGAAGCATTTTGCCAATCATCTATTCTAAGAGCAATATTATCATATCCATTTGAAAGTCCGTCAAGTCCTTTAAGCTCACTATTCCACAAAAGCTCTTGCACATCATATATACCAAGTCTTTGCATCATAATATAATGCGGCTCATCTATACTCATAAGATTTTTAGGGTGTCCTACTTTAAGTCTTAGTTCATAAGCATCAATATAGGGAGATGCTCCTCTTACATCAAACTCTATCATATTAGGTGCACGAAACTTAGCCTTTATTGGCTTTCTATACATATCATAAGCGGCTTGTGTTTGTGCAACTCCTAGAAGTGCTGACATACCTTGCATATAATATGAAGGTTTTGATTGCATACTACCAAAGAAACTAGAACTATATCCACCACTATCATTTATCGGCGGATACATAGTAGAACCATTAGGAAGATACATCATACCAGTATTCGCATCAACATCTGATGGTGCTGGACGAAGATGTCTCACATCTATTATAGATGTACCTTCATATTTAAGCTCTTCCATAATATACTCTGGTATTCTAAATGTTAAAATTCTACTATTATATTTCATTTCGTTAGTAAAGTTTATCTTAGGAATATATATCTCATGAGCATATATTCTTGAGAACCAAAGCCTAGCGGACGCAAGTATCCTTTCAAATAAATCATAGTCTGTAAACATAGTTACAATAAATGTACCTATACCAAGACTTTGCTTTATATCCTTTATAAGTTTATTTGGATTCATATATCATCATCTCCTTAGAAATTAATGATAAAGTTTCTAAATCCTTGAGCTTTAGCATTTCTTTCTATTTCTTCTTTAGTAGCATATTCTATACCTAAAGTTTCTCCTCCAGCTTTAAATGCTCTTATAGGAGTTATACCTTCAAGAGATGATTCGGCATATAAAGATGATGTCTTAGGAATATTAACTGTAGATAACATTCCAGCTTTATTCATCTCGTTTATTATAGCTTCCATAGAGTATCCTTCAGAATACATTTTGTTTTTAAATGTTTCTTCTTTTGATAAAGCTGTAGCATCACTTGGTTGGAATACAGCGTCAAATGCAACAAGTTTTATCTTTTCTCCACCTTCAGGTTTAGGAATACCAAAGCCTCTAAATGAAACAGCGATTTCGGCATCTTGCTCTATCATAGCACGAAGTATCTTACCATTTCCAATATCTATAGTTTCACACTCAGCATATAGCTTATCTCCTTCAAAGAAGAATCTATTAGTTCTATAACAAACCTCTTTCATATTAACAGTTATAAATCTTTCATAGTCTGCTTTTGGTGGGTGGTCCATCTCATTATAAAATCTCTTACCTCTAATTCTATCGTCAACGAAAGGGTCAGCAATAGCGTCCATAAACTCATTCTTATTGAAAGTAAAACCATTTCTTGTTTGTCTTCCAAATGTAATACATTCTTGTGTCCATTTAATTTGATTACCTATAAACTTTCTTTCAACAACTCTACTTCTTGGAGTAGTTTCGATAGAAGACTCTCCATATAAAGTAATTAACTTTCCAGTCATTTATATTTACCTCCTAATTATTCTAAATTTAAAATATCTAAAAAAGTGTTCCAAAACAGCATTTATTGGGGGCGTTATGCCCCCAATTTCATACCATATTACCTTATTCTTCACATAAATCCAATATCCCCAAAATAAATATGTAGCACATACTCCCTAGAGTATATGAATATACGTGAGTTATATCAACATATTGCAATAAGCATTCCATTGAACTCTCACACTCCTTTTACCACCTATTTAATGGTTCAAATACCCTCATTTAATAGAGAATAACGATGTTTGTTTAAGGTTTTCTATCCTTTGTTTTGTATCAATTCTGAGTAAATTTCTCTTCATCTTTTTATTATATTCTCTATCAATTTCATCTTGAGTTATATGTTCCATTCTCATAAGCATCTGTAAAGATATTATAACATCTACCATTTCTTCAGTCAATTCTTTTTTATTTTTAGTATCTCTTACAGATTTAGAAACTTCCTTTATGAGTTCACTACATTCTTCCATAATTATAGTTTTATTAATATAATCACTCTTACTTTTAATTAGAGTTTCTATATACTGCATATCTTTGTTAAGATAAGGTGCACACACTTCTACTTTATCACTTAGTAAATCCATATTATTCCTCCTTAATAAGTTAATCACAGAAGTGTTAGTAAAATGCTGGGATAACCCCAGCTTTACTATTACGTCTAATTTATATATTATGATATAATATCATATATAGAGGTTCGTTCCTTATTATATATTAGTTAAAAAAAAAAATACTGCCCCGAAGGACAGTATCTTAATTTTTTTTATTAAGGTGCAACTGTATCAGAAATAGCGATTTCTCCAAGAATTGCAAATACATAGTTACAATCATAATAATCATAATATGCTATTGCAGGCATATGTGGTCTTGAAGGATTTCTGAAAGTTCCATCTGTATATAAAGCGTGTGGACCTTGTTGGAATTCGAATGTTGGTTGAGATTCCATATTTGAGTATGGAACACATTTGATTCCGTCTTTGTCTTCAGCTCTTTCAGTTTCTACCATTTTACAAGTTTGTCCAGCAACTTGAAGTCCATATACTGCATATTCATTTGTAAGTCCTCCATAACTTTCATTCTTAGTTATGATAGGAGTGCTTCTTATAAATCTTTGTACATTTATAGGAGAAGCCCACCAGTTGAATTGCATTCCAGATACAGATTTAAACTTAGTAGCCATTACAGAATGCATTTCTTTAATTCTTCTACCAAGTTCATCTATTTCCCATTGTTCTGTAGATGTTGGTCTAAATCCATTTGCTACTCCCGGTTTAGTATAGTGAGTAGAAGCCCAATATCCAGAATCTGAATTTTCAAAATCAAAGTTTGCAGCTTTCATCGCTTTAAGGTCAGTTAATACTCCATTTAAAGTATCAAAAGCATATTGGTCTTTTGCAGATACAACTACATCGAATATGATTGATTGTCCTTCCAAAACTCCATCAATATTTTCAAGTGATAAGAAGTTTTGCATTGAACCCGGGTCATAATCGAATATCATGTTTATTCTGTTTTTGATTACTTGTATAATAGGTTTAGTTTCAATATCTATTGAAGCTGATTGTCTATTATAAGCACCAGACATATAAACTTTGAATGTTATTTCTTTTACTTCACTTGAGTGAACTATTTTAATATCTCCAGTTGCGAAGTTTACTTCAGCAGCAACTATAGCTGTTGTATTAGCATTAGCTTTGCTAGATGTTACTTCTTTATAAAGTTTACCCATTGTGTAGTTATTAGCATCAGGTAAAACTGAAGATACTTTCATTTCTACAGTTTCATCTTGAGTTGTTCCAGCGTCAGTATATTTAACTTTAACGATATCAAGTTGAGGAACTAGAGAGCTTTCTCCTTGAGTACCTTTATGAGCTTCTTTGAATATATTAAATGATTTCTTTGTCATATCAGTTAATGTATATTCAAATGCTTCAGAACCAGCACTTCTTAACTTTCTCATAACTTCAGGATTTTTAAGACAATGAGGGAAGTCATATTTCTTTCCTTCGATTACAACTTGTCTTGTAAGCATTTTTCTTGGTGGTAATTGTTCAGAAACATATTCCTTTGTAGGCATTAAAAATCTTGAGTTTTGTGATAAAGTTTCTAAGTACACATGTGGTAAAATAGCAAGTTGGAATGGGTGATATTCCCCAGCCATCATACTTTCTGAATATAGATTTATTTCATTAGCAAATCTTGTATTAATAGTAGCTATATCCGCATTCGCTATTCTTTGCATTTCTACATACAATACTTTACCATTTGTATCATTTCCATATTTAGACACCGCAACATCTTGAGTTATTCTTGCAGTCAAAGCATCTTGGAAACCTTTTAAGTTCGCTTTCATAGATGCAGGTGCTGAAGGTGAACTTAAGTTTACTGATTGATTCTCAGCATAAGTTTTAAATCCCTTTAACACTGCTCCTACACCTTCAATAGCTTTTTTAGTCTTCGCAGTAACATTTGAAGCTTTTAAGCTAGTTCTAATTTGTGTAGTATTCATATTTATTTACCTCCTAATTTATTTTAAATTTAATAATTTTTAACTACCACTATGTTATTTTTGGCTTTTAAACGCCCTTTTATTGAAGTATATTGACATCTTCTTGGATATGAGATAGCTTTTTATTTAGAGTTACAAACGCAAGTCTAAATTCAACGAAAGTTTGAAATCTTATAACCCAAGTATCATCATTATCATCAACATAATCAACTAAAGCCTGAAGTTGATTTTCGTATTCATTTATTATGATATTAAGTACAGTAGCTTTATCTCCTGTAGCATCTATATCTTTTAGCTTTTGTATTAAATCTTTATATTGGTCATATAAAAGTGAGAATGATTTATTAAGCTTTCTAGCCTTTCTTCTAAACTCGGGTGTATCTTCATCTTCACCCTCAGCAAACATATTCTCATCTTCTTCGCTTCCTTCTTCTGAATAACCAGCGTCACTATCAGCTTCTTCATCCATAGCAAACTCATTATCTTCTAAATTGTCTGTAGGTTCTTCATAATCAGGTTCTGGAATATCATCATCGGTTGGGTCTTCTGGTTCTTCAGGAATATCATTTAAAGCGTTAGTAGCAGTTTCAGTTTGAACCTCAGCTACATCAGTTTGCATATCCTCAGGAAGATTAAATATAGAAGCGTCAAAGCCGTCTATATCTGCTTCTCCATAAAGTTTCTTTTTCTTTTCTTCTTTTGGTTTTAAACTATTTTCTAATTTACCTAAGAAATTCATATATACCTCCTTAAGCTAATTTTCTCTTTCTAGTTACATAAGTAAGTTTTGCTTCAAGAGATTGCTTTATTCTCATAAGAGCATACTTTTGCTTTCTATCATCAGATGATTTAGCATCATTTATCTTCTCATCAATAACTTCAAGTTCATCTTTAATCATCTTCATAACACGAGTTCTCACATTAGCATCGTGTATCTTTTTAAGTTCTCTTGCAACTCCACCACCAAGAAGTGCTATAACTGGATTTGCAATTACAAGAAAGTATATTCCGAAAGCTGTAGCTCCACCGACAAGCCATTGCATACCATTATCTATAACTGGTATAAACTCATCATTTATAAGCTTCTCTCTTAAATCATCATCTTTAGCTTTTCTATATTCAACTATAGCACGACGCATAGATGACATAATCTTCTTACCCTTTTCTATTATCTGTCTTGGTATTCTTTTAGCTTTCTCAACAGCTCTACCAACCTTTTCAGAAGTATCAGCTTCAGCATATTCTTTTTGCTTTGCTCTTTCATCTATTACTTCTATAAAGTTATCGTCCATATATTGTCCAGCATAAGTTACTTGTCCTGCGTCAAATATTTCAATAGTTATAGGTAGAGTTTGGTCTTCAAACTTAGGAGCGTATAATCTATTGTCATACATAACTATCTTATCAGGTAAAGCATTTATTGTATCTGGGTCAAACTTTTGCAAAGATATACTATTACTTGTAAGATTTCCGAGTAAAGTTCTATTTTGCTCATCAAAATAAATTCCAAGTCCTTGAGCTGGTATGAAGTTTACTATTCCAAGTCTTGCAAGTTGAGTTGCAAATTCTTCTACTGGAACTACAAATAACTTATTGTGCTGAATTAAATTTGTAAAATATAAACTATATGCTTTAGAAGCTATACATATATCTATTAATTTTCTACTATCCAAAGCATAAGTGTCTCCTGACTCTATCATTGGAAGTTCTATAAACTCAGCTTGTCCGTCTCCCGATATATGTAGTGCAAAGTTTATATTTTTAGCAAGAACTACATCATTTGAAAATATCGGTAAAATATAATGAACTTGGTGAAGTTCATTTCCGTCTATATTCTCATAAGTTACCATTTTAATCAGTGTAAAAGATGAACCATAATCTTCAGGTATATAAGATACTCCAAGCATAGATACTTCATAACAAGCATACTCTCTTTCTAAAGATTGTAATGCTGTTGAATAAATGTTGTCTATCTCAATAATCTTATCTGTATCATATAAGATTGTATCTTCTCTTAAATTATCTAAAACATCTTCACATAACTTTCTTGATTCTGGCATAGTTTCAAGTCCTTTAATATTTACTCTTGTCTCTTTTGAGAATATCGCTTCGAGAATTATATCAGAAACTATTATATCTGCCATAGTAACAAAGCTATTTCCTGTATAGTTATCATCACTTACTATATTATAAGGTACTCCTTTTTTAATATACATTTGGTATCCCCCTTTATTTAAAATTATTATATTTGGGTGTTTGTGGGGTATTTATGAACTGTATTTTAGATAATATATTTAGGAGGTTTAAAAATATGCGAATACCAGATTTTAAAAATTTAGAATTGAAACATGTTACATTTTCTAAAGGTTATGACGACAAAGATACTTTAAAAGATTTTGTTAGAATACGTCATTATTTTGATGAATTAGAAGATTACGAGATATCTATAGATAAAAGGAAAAAGAAGGAATTTACTGAAAAAGAATTAGACGAAGGTATATCTATAGAAATGAATAATAAAGATATGGCTTACTTCCTTATATTACTTAACGGTAAAGACATAGGTTTTACATCAATACGATATTCCCAAAATTTGGAAATAATAGCTTTATTCATAGATAAGAAATTTAGAAATAAAGGTTACGGTGCTAAAGTAATTCGTAGATTGGAAAAAATATTATGGAATGAGAGACATAAGTCTAAAGATAAAGGTATTCAAATTGTCACAGGTATTAATAACTATAAAGCTCAAAAACTATATATGTCTCTAGGCTATACAGAATACAAACGTAATGAACTGTATGTATTTTATAATAAAAAAGAGGAGGATATTTTATAATATGAATACAAATATATTAAGACTTATAGCAGAATCACAAAAGGAAAGTATTAATGAAAAGAAACTGGCTAAAGCTAGACAACTATGTAAAGAGGTTGAAGAATTATGTAAGAAGTATGATATGAGTTTCTTCTTCGTTACAGAAGGAGCTTCTATTACAAGAAATAAAGGAAACGATGCTGTTCGTAATGCTAGAGAAGCACAAGTTAGATGGGAGAAAGAAAATAGGTTTGACCCTGATGAAGATTGGGATAAGAAGTGATTTGCACCATTTTAATTTTCAATTATATATAATAAACATAGAAGACAGACAATAATATGAATGGCATATTAGGTCAATGTCTTAATTTAAAAATTATATGACTGGGAGGTCGATGTTTTATGAGAAAATTACTAAACGTTTCTAATCATGTTATGGGATTAGAACAAATTGCAGAGTTACAAGAAAAAGGTTATGTTATAGTAGAATTACCAGATGATTTGAAAGCTAGATGGGCTCAAATGAACCCTGATAGTTACGCTAGAACTTGCAATGACGTAGTGGAATATGCTGAATTAAATGGTATAGAAGCCATGCACTTGGCGGGGTTCGCACCTGCTGTAGTTTTGATTTGCATGGATATAGACAGAATACCGCTATACTATGCTTATTCAGAAAGAGTTAGCATAGAAGAAACTTTAGCTGATGGTTCTGTTGCTAAAAAGAATATCTTTAAGCATAAAGGTTTCTACAGATATAAGACATTCTAAAAATATTGGTGAGGTTCATTCCTCACCTTTATTTTTTTTTTATTTCTGCGTTCCGTTTACAAAACCGTCCCAAACACCCCTTTAGTTAATTTTTATAATAAAACAAGGAGGTTTTTAATATATGAATAAATTAGAAATGCTTAAAGAACCTTTGCATTTTTTAGGTTCACAAATATATAAAGCTTCTGGTATTAAGCTTGATTTTACTTATTGTAAAAGAAGAAGAGATAGATTTAATCCAGAAGAACCAAGTGAGATGATAGACATATATCCTGCTTTTCTTTTTTATATAGGTAATAACTCAAGAAGGGAAGTAGCTCACAATTATGATGGTGCTTATAAGACTTATGACGCTATAATTCAAGATACAAATATTCCTCTTGATTATCCTAAAGTAAATATGGAAATCAAAGTTGAAACTAGAGATGAGAATGATGAACTTGAAGAAGATTTAGATTTAGCTGAAGCTCTTGCAAAAGACTTAGGTGCTGTAAGAGAATTGCACGGTATCGATAGACTTGTAGTTGTAATAGATGAGTTATATCTTGATACAGTTAATGATAAGATAAAGGCTGAAACTATAGAGCAAAGACTTTTAAATGAAAAGATAATGAAAGAGTTTACTCCACTTATTATAGCTTACCTAAATAACTTTGGTAGAATAGTTACAAGAATAGGACAAGTCTTAAGAGCTAATAGACTTATGACTCCATTTATAGACCTTGTACGCTCAACTGATGGTAGAATGAGTGAGCTTACAAATGATTATACAGCTGTAGAAAGATGGAGAAAAGAGGAAGAAGTAGGAAATAGGTCTTACGCTTTAAGACTTGCACTTTGTGAGCTTGTAATATTTGAGACAATAAATGATGCTATAAAAGGAGATACAAAGAATATCAAAACCATGGACTCTACTTTAGCATACATAGTCAGAAATATACTAAATACTCACATGACTACTAAGCTTATGAATATCGAAGTTGTACTAAAGTCTACTATGGGTAAAGGACAAAGCGGTTCTCCATTTGATTTCATGCTATCAAGAATAATGAAAGCTTGTAATACTGGATTTATGGAAAGTCCTGAAAACTTCAAATCTATGGAGTATTCATTTGAAGGTACAGTTGAGAGAAACTTCAAGTATGGCGAAGTACAACCTAAAGACATGACAAAGATACTTGCTTCAAAAGAGCTTTTAAAGTATGCTGAATCTTGTGATATCTTAGAAGCTCTACAAGCTAAGATAGATAAAAAAGAAATAAGAATGTATGCTGAATCTATTACATTTACTGAAGATGAGATAGAGGCTGAGATGATGAAAGTTACTAATATGGCAAGAGAAGCTTCTATTGCTAAAATAGATATGGAATACATTACTACTAAGTATTCTAAAAAGGATGCTATTAATAACGCATACATTGTATTGCAAGAGTGTCAAGCTTTAAGAAGAAAGCTTAAGACTAAAGAAGCTCAAGATGCAATTAAGATAGTTATAAACACACTTCAAAAGGATATTGAGGAAACTCGTAAGTTCGACCATAAGAAATCAAGAATGACAATTAACATCGCTTACCCGTCTGGATATGAGGGATAATAAATGGCGATGGATTTCAATAGATTTTTAGATGATGTTGAAGACCCACAATTTTCCAATTATAAAAGAAATGTATCCCAAGACATAAGAGAATTCTTGTCTCAGGAAGAAAATGTAGATGTTAGATTTGACGCTGAATCAATTCGTATAGCTGAAAGCCTTGTAGCTATGGACCATGTAGGAGATTATGAAGATGATGACCCTGCAAGGTATGCTTATATGAATAAGCATAATCCAAACGAATCTGTTCTTCCTGAAGATACAGATACTCCAAGAGCAAGATATGATTATAAAGGACAGATAGATGTAAACTTTGATATTGAGAAGAATGCTGTTATACATCAAGACAGAGAACCTAAAAACACTATGGATTTGATGTATGATGATTTGATGGCACAATTCCCAAATAAGCGTCCACCAGTTCAATTTAACTCAGGTAATGAGTATGCGATTAACTTTGCTAAAGTGCTATTTAATTTAAAAGTAAAGAGGTGGTGGTTACCACTACTTCTTACTAACCCAGCACTTGACAATGTTGACCCATTCTCCCCTGATTTAACTCAAGAACAAAAGGAAGCAATAATTCAAGAGTCCACAACTAATCTTATTTATTACTGTCGTGAAGTAGTTCGTATACCAACACCGGCAGGTCCTACAAAGATGAAGTTCCATATAGGTTCTTTTACATCTATGTATTTAACTGCAAATGATATTACATATTATCTTGAACAACCAAGACAAACTTACAAATCTGGTACAGATAACGCACTTGTTGGTTGGTGCTGGAACCTTGCTTGTCGTAATTCACAAATGGCACTGTTTGCCAATAACTTACCAAAAGCAAAGGATAACTTACAAGCAGTAATAGATATAGTTGAGCTTCTTCCATCTTTTATGCAACTCTTTAGATACAAAACTAAAGAAGACTCATCTGGTAATATACAGATAATGGATTGTGAAGATTACTCAAAAACTATGGAGATACATCATAAGCTTTGGAATAACAAGATATACGCTGGAACAACTGGTCAAACTAAAGAAGGAGCAATGAAAACTGGACGGGGAAAATCGCTTGTTAAAATAGGATTTGACGAAATAGGTTGGTCTAAGTATAACTGGTTTGCATACGGGTCAGCACAACCTGCTCACGAAGAAGCTGCAGCAAACGCTGATAAGGTTGGAGCACCTCATAATATTACTATGACATCAACTCCACCTGATGCTACAACTAAAGAGGGAGAATGGTTATATAAACTTCTATTTGAAGATTGTGTTAAATTCAATCTTATAATGTTTGATTTGTCAAAAGAAGAGCTAAAAGAATATATGAGAGCAAATGGAAATAAAGATATAGTCTTTTGCTCATTTGCTTATAATGAACTAGGATTTACTCAAGAATGGTTAGTAGAAAGACTTAGAAAGCTAGATAGAGAAGTATTCGATGTAGAAGTAATGCTTAAATGGAAGAGGGTTTTAAACCGTTCACCATTTTCAAGAAGAGCCTTAGAGCTTATTGAAATATACACGAAGAATACTCCTATGAAAGAGATAATACTTAATAATAGATTTGTATTTAATACTTTCCCGGGATTCGAAGAAGCTAAACTTAAAAAGATAGTAATTGGTGTTGATATAGCAGGTGGTGGGGGAACTGATAAGTCTGACTATTCTACTATGGTAGGAGTAGACCCTAAAACTACTAAGGTTCTATTTACATTTAGAACTAATACAGAAGATACAGAAATCTTCTCCAAAATAATAATAGACTTCTATCGTAAATATACTCCTAACGCAATAATAGTAGTAGAGCGAACTGGTATAGGTAAAGGGGTTGTAGATAAGTTGAAACACTGTTCAGATATCGTTGATAACCTATACTATGAATCTACAGCGTCTAACGCTTCTTATTATATTAACTCATCTGACGGTAGAATAACTAAAGGTCAATATGGTTTAAATAACGACCATACAGTTCGTGAAACTATGACTAAAGAAATTCTAAATACAAGAGTTAATAGATATAAGACATATTTCAACTCTCCTGATATTGCAAGAGAGCTTATGAATTTAACTGTAACTGGTTCTGGAAGAATAGACCACTTACCCGGATATCACGATGACGTTATAATGGCATATCTTATGGCTTTATATGTACTATATAAAGATATGGATATGGATATTAAATTCGGTATAATGCCACCGAATGTTCCAGATGATGATGCTTTGTCTTACAATAAAATGGATGCTTTTGATATAAGAATAAATCCATTTGAAGGACTTACAGAAAAGGAAATAGAGTTAGAGCATAAGAAAATAGATGCATTAAATGACGGTGGATTTAGTGGTTTTAAAACTCTTGAGGGGGATACTTATAAACGGGCAACTGAAAATTCTCAGTTTGTCTCTATGGCTGAAAGTTTATTTGATAATTCTACGGGTGCTGAGGACAGAGATATAACCTTAGGTGCTCACTCTTATTTCGGTAATGGTAAAAGAGTGAATAGACTTAAAGGTAAATCTCGAAGTCCGTGGTAGAGAAAGGAGGACAAGATGTTTTATCTTCTAAGATTGGGATTAAATTTATTGACATTTTTTGCAGCGTCGTTCTTGCTATTATATATTTATATAAGAACATGGAAAGGACAGACGTCAAGATTTTTTAAAGTGTGTAGTTTATCTATTGGTATATTATACTTCCTAAGTTTACATAATATATTATTTACATTCATTCTTATTACTCTCTTGAATATACTTACAACTTATATATTCGTGAAGTATGGTAGATTCGCAAGATTGTTTACTTTCTCTGCACACGACAATGATAATATCATTGGAGTATACTAGAATAAAAGATAGTGGTGGGCTGGTGCCCACCAACTTCTTTCAAACAAATATTATTTCTAATATCTGTAACCTCTTATATAATGCGACACGCACAACATATTCATTTCGTTTTTTAAGTTTCATCTGAATTCCCAAATATTATTATGAATAATATTTATTAGATATCATGTCAAAAATGCGACACGCACATTGTTAATGTGGTGATTAATTATTTTAAATCACATCCACATACTCTCACAATTTGATTTTTTCAATCAATTACAAGTTTCAATTTCGATATAAAGCGACACGCACATTATAGAATTTTTATTTATGAACAATAAAATTCCTCTAATAATTCACTGTAATGTCTTAAATTAATATTATAAAAGAATTATATTAATTTTACATGATAAAATTTGAAATGTTGTATTATTTCAAATCACCAATATATACATATATTCTAAAACCTGCCGTTCAAGAAATTCCTAAAAGAATTTTCAAGTTTCGGAGAATATGTATATGACCGAATTTTCCGATACCACTTTCTCATTATATACCGTTTGTATACTTATCGAAAGTTATTTAATTGTGAGGCTATTCTTCATACCTATCAAAATTAACATTAACTGGTGCTTGAGATATTACCTTTTCATTATTAGAAATAATAACCCTACCGTTTGTATCAACAAACTCAGGATAGTTAAGTTTCATATAGTCTTTTACTCCAGTTCCGTTAATATCATTACCATTCACTATACCTCTAAATCTTTTTCCTATTGACAGCATGTCATATGCGAATTTAGTTCGCTTCACTATTAGGTCTTCATGGTTAGATGTAGGATACGAATTAACCAAGATAGTGTTACTAGAAACTGTATTTTTAATATAAGTGTAAATTTGAGATACACTAAATACAGCTATCTTCTTTGTATTCATATCAAGATAGTAAAATCCTTTGAGAAGATTATCAGAACTACCGTCTTCTACAAACTTATAAATCTTATTATCTTTTAATTGATATATAGATAAGTTATCATCGTGACTATCAGGAAATACTGGGTTTATAGAAGCGTCAAGATAATTACCATCTAGCATATTGTGAAGATTATCTATAGGTATCAAGTGTCCACCGTAGTATACTTTTGAATAATCATTTAGATATTCTTTAGGAATTATATCAGATACAGTTCCTATCTTCTCATCATATATATCATCAGCATGAGCTATAACGGTTACATTTTTGATACTTTCAACTTTCTTCTTTAAGAATATAAATAAGTTATTATTATAATTTACAATCTCATAAAAATGTGGACGAATAAAGTGTCCGTCTACGAATAGATGTAAAGATTTATCAAGTCCTGCTGTTTCATAAAGTGGAATAAGATTAAGTTCATCATCTATTATATTTTCTTCAGCTTTTCCAAATTTCATTACTTTATTAACTACTAAATCATATCTTCTCGAAAATAGTGGTTCAACTATAGCTTCCATAGACTTTAGATTATCATAATTATTAAGTGTATCCATAGGAATGGTTATCTTAGATAAACCTAGCCTATCTTCTCTTGTAAATCCTTCGTGAAAGTATTTTCCATTTATGTAGATAGAAATAACCTGTGAAAATCTATTAGGTACAAAAAATACATAGTTTGTGCCTTCTTCGGTAATCTTCACTTCATTTCTTATTTTTGAGTATTCTTCCCCTAACATATCAAGAGCAAATTGCTTTGATATAGATTTAATATTACTAAAGTATGTATCATCTTTTCCGAAGTCCATAGTAAGTCTTGGGTCATCATTTGATATAGTTTGAAGGTTTGCTCTTAGTCCCTTTACAAAACTTCTAAGTTCTTCTTTTGAATTACAAGCATCTATAAACTCACTATATAAAGCTCCTACATCACCTTTATCTTCTTTTCCTTTACTATATAGTATAAGAAGTTTAGTTATTATAGTACCTGTCCCTATTTCATCTTCTAAAGCTTTTATATCAAGAACAGCTGAGCTTTGATTCCAAGAAGTATAGTTTATATTACGAAACTCAAATCCTTTCTCTCCAGCTTTCTCATATACTATAACTCCAATAGAAGATAATATATCTTTCGTGTCTCTCATTTCAATAAGAGCGGTTTTGTTTGAAACTGTATTACCAACCTTAACTCCAGTACCTACTTCTAAATCAGCAAGACAAAGCTCATAAGCATTAAGTGGCTTTCTGTCTGAAAATACTTCTATATGGTTTAAACTCATCTCCATATATAAATTCTCATAAAGATGTATAGCTCCAGTTTTAGGAGCATCTAAGAACTTAACTACATCATTACCAGTTGATATAAGTATAGTACCGACAGTTGCTATAGTTTCCTCCTTAGGAACTACTATAAAGAAAGACTCATCTACAAAATACCATTTAGCATTTTTAGAAGTTAAATAGCTTTTATAATCTAGTAGCTGATTAAATACTTTAAAAAATATTTGATATTTACCAAAATCTGGAGTAAATTGTAATTCTTGAATTTGGTATATATCATACATTGTCTCAAAATGTCCTCTACCGATATTTCCTAATGTGTCTAAAAACTCCATAGTTGGACTAACGAGTTTTGTTAGATTAAATTTATAAATACCAATAAGCCCGTCGATATCGACGGGTTTTGACATATGAGGTTTTAACTTATCAAAGAAGGTAGTTTTTCTACCATCTGTAGAATCAATAAAGGTTCTCATTTAAAAACCTCCTTTATAAAGATTGTAATACTTCTCTTGCTACAGCAATACAGAAAGGTTGAAGTTCAGTCTTAATAGACGAGCTTCTATAAATAGCATAGTTATTGTAATACCCTGACGCTAGTGCACACAAATATGGTACATAGTCAATAGCAAATACATTTGGACTACCTAATATTATAGATATTCTTTGTCTTATAAATTCAACCGAAACTTTATCCTTTAAAGCTGCAAAGTTTCTTTTAAGAATTTCTACAAGTCCATGAAATGATTGCCATAACTCTTTTGGAGTTTCTAAAACTAGCTGATTTATAAATGCTTTTTCGTTATCATTTTCTATCTTAGCTTGATTTATTGCACTTTCGTGTACATTCTTATCTATACCAAAGTGATGTCCTAACATAAATCTCGCACAGATATATTTAAGATATTTAGCATTTGCTCCACTTGCAAATATAGAAGAACCTGATATACCTATAGTTAGTATTCTTGTATATAGTTCTATAAGTAAATATCTCATTTGGAAATTAGCACATATCTTTGTGTAATTAATAAGTGATTTATATATAGCCCATGCACCTTGACAAAGTCCTATCAAATCATTTACATTAATTTTGAATTTACCTTCTTCTTCTGTACAATAAGATGTAGCATTTACTATAACTTGTACAGCCCCTGATGATTTATCAATAAGAGGAGCATAAGGAAGATACATTCCTACAGCAACCAAAGGATTATACTTAAGTACAATCTTCTTTTCATTTATTAAATTCATAATATCTCTTTTGAACATCTTGTTCGAGTTCGCTTCATAAAGCAAAAAAGCTTCTGGAGCTGATACTGCATCTACATCACGACCAGATATAAGCTCTGCTACTTTACCTGACAAATTATCAACTTTATCCATTATTTTCCATAAAGAAGATAAGTCAGAAAGCTTTGCTTGATTCGTTCTAATCATATATTTTAAACCTCCTAATTATCAAATTTTTACTAACAAATTTTTGGGTGTAAGCCCTCAAATTTTAACTAAAGGGCTGTTTGGGAGGACTTTATGACAACACTAAGACACATTAATATTTCAGACTTACACTTATCAGTGTATAGCGAACCTACAGATTATATAGCTGAGCTTATGCTTATAATTGATTATATAGATATATTAAAAGATAATATAGATGTATTAACATTTGCTGGAGATATCTTTGATAGAGTATATCCTGCAAATCACAAGGTAATACAAATAGCGGTAGATTTTATGACAACTATTGCTGAAAGAGCAAGACTTTATGATTTTAAAGTATTTTTACTTAAGGGTACTTTATCTCATGATAATACACAACTTGATATATTCGCATCTCTTGAAAGTCCGTACTTTCATATAGTAAGAGAAGTAGAGTTTACAGATGTAGAAGGAGTTTTATTTAGATTTATTCCTGAGTATTATTCTAATACTTATGAAGAACTATATGAAGAAGCTTTAACTACTAAAGCTGATGTAACTGTATATCACGGTTCAATAGAATCAGCTATGCCTTATGCTAAGGCTTTAAAAGCTGATACTCATAAGATGGCACAAGTGATAAAGGATAGAGATATAATAGAAACTACAGGTGGATATACAGTTTGTGGACATATACATAATAGAATTAATATAGCCGACAATATTTGGTATACTGGTTCTTTTTCTTCGCATTCGTTTTCAGATGCTGGAGTTAAGAAAGGTTTTGATGATATAATATATGATATTGAAACTAATACATTTCAAGTAAACTTTATAGAAAATAAACTTTGTAGAAAGTATGTAATCTTAGATGGTACAGATATATGTAAATCGACTATAAAGAAAATGAAAGCTTTTTTTAATGATTTAAAACTTGATAAGAAAGCTAAAGATATTATAAGAATAGATGTAGATACTAATTCTTATAATGATGAAGAATATAAAAATTTATCATTTATTATGTCATCTTATAAAGGGATATTTCAATTTAAGATTGAAAGACAAGTTAAAACTCAAGAAGTTAAATCTATAGAAGAAGATGCAGAATATGTATTATCTCCTATTATTCCTTTAACTCATAAAATACAAAAGACAATAGAAGAAATATATGAAACTAATTTATCTATAGACAGAATAAAAGAGCTTTTAGATATTTCTGATATTCAAAAACCCACAATTAATGAAGATAATAAGGAAGGAGTATAAGTATGATAATACCTATTAATTATGCAACGCTTACACTACTATTTAGTATAGTACCACACTTTAGACATAATAATGAATTTTTAGCAAATTTAAAAGAAGCTCTTGTTGATTTAAAAGTATCAAGAAAAGATGCAAGAGAGCAAGATATAGTTAAATGTATAGAGATTATGCTTAAATATATACAAGATGGGATAACACTTGATGCTGAAGGTCTTATTCGTATATCATCTACAGATGAAACTATGGGTTCTGATGTATATGCTAAATACTTACAAGCTACTGAGGATAATAAAAAATTTATAGCATCTCTTGTAGATTTCTTATCCGTAAATAAAGTAGCTTTAAAGAAAATGGATAATATAATGACAAAACTTACATATTTGCAGGCTTCTCCTACAAATACTGTGATGGATGAGTATCAAGATATAATAAATGATTTTAAATCGGTAGCGATAGATATATCAACTAGAACTACTAAAGCAAATAATAAAACTGTAAAATTCTCAAGAAATTCTAAAGGACTTGATAATATCATAACTCAGTTAAGATATGAAGATTCAAATGCTTTATCAACAGGTATACCAGCTCTTGATGATTTTATGGGTAAACTAAAGCCAAAGAAACTATATGCAACCATAGCACTATCAGGAGGCTTTAAATCAGGATTTTTAGAAAATGTAACTTTAGGAGTTGCTAAATTCAATCCCGGTGTAGATAAGATACCCGGTAAAGAAAACTGTGTACTTCATATAACTTTAGAAAATGATACTTTGCAAGTATTTAAAAGATTTGTAGATTGGCATATGGAAGAGAAGATGTTTTCAAGAAAATTAATAGATATGCCTGATGCTGAAGTTACAGGAATAGCTCATAAATATATAGCACCACAAAATGATAACGAAATGGCAATAGTGGTTCGTGAATTTCATAGATATGATATAGGTCCTGATGATTTAGATGCACTCGTAGCTGAGCTTGCAAATGATGGTATGAGAGTTGTACTTATAGTACTCGACTATGCTGATTTACTTGCTGTACCTATAAATAGAAATGATACAGATGATAAATCTAAAACTGATTTAGTTAAGAAGTTTGAGAATTTAAAACTTGCCGCTCAAAGATTAAATGTTCCTATAGTAACAGCTGGACAATTTAATAGAGAGGGAGAAAGAGTAGCACAAGAAGTAATAGGAAGAAGAATGTATCCAAGCCCACTTATGGGTGGACAGCTAAACGCTTCTCATGTTGCTGGTGGATTTGGACTTAAGTTCCATGTAGAATCTTTACTTATTCAATTTAGAGGAAGATACAATAATGTAACTATGCTTCATATGCTTCTTGATAAAGATAGAGATAATAATAAAGAAATAAATGAACTATCAGTAAATAATGGACATAAAGGAAATTTAAGATTTTTTAAATTTAAAAAGAATGGATTTAGAATATCTCCAGAACCTGAAGATGTTTATGATGATATAAGAGATGTAATGCCCGATGACCCTAATTCAATACTTGGTAAATTAAATGAATTTGATATGATGAAGATACCACCTGAGATGCAAGCAAAACTTGATGCTGATTTAGAGGAAGCTAGAAGAATAGCACTTGGTGATATGTTACTTCAAGAGCAATTAAAGAAATAGCGATTTACACAATCGTTATTTTTTAATATATATTATATATGTGTAGCAGTACAAAATAAATAAAATTTAAGGAGGAAAAGTTATGCAATTAAACACAAAGAAATTTAGAAATGGAAAAGGATTTAAAAGTATGGCACCTGAAAGTGTCTTTTTAAATGAAAAGGTTAAAAGAGGAGCTCACTGGAGCGACCAATGGAATGCAACTATTAATGCTTTAGAAGGGTACTTATCTGAATATCAACATAAGTTCACAGACCCTAAGTTTTTGAATCAAACTGCTGGTTGGTTTGGAAATGAAGAAGCAGCAATACCTGAAAACTTGGCAAAATGGATGAAAGAAAGAGATGGACTTTGTGATGGTGCTGAAAAGTTCAAAAAGATGATAGATAAGAATACTTATGATGAAATGCAAAAAGTATTCTATATCGACAGAGTAAGAAAGTTAAATGATTTAGATACTGACCTTGAAGTATCAAGATACGCTGTTGATATGTTTATGCTATCTAAAGTATTCAAGGTAGTAGTTAATAACTATGACGGTTTAACTAAAATCCTAAAGGATGCTGTATCTGAAGGACTTGTTGACCAAGCTGTAGTTAAAGCTATTGAAGAATTAGGAATTGAAATAACTGAGAAAGAAAATAAACCAAAACTAAATCTAGTTATGGATGATGAGCCTACTAGTAAGAAGAAACCATTTAAGAATAATGCATTTGGTTTCTATAGAGAAGAAGAACCTAAAGAATCTCGTTTCGCTAAATATATGGACGATGACGATGATGACTATTATGGTAATAGTGGATTTGGATATTCTGGTGGTGGTTTTGGTGGAGGAGCCTTCGGTGGAGGCGGAAGTGGATTTGGTTCACGTAGCGAAGGATTATTTGGCGGTGGTTCTTCGAATAGTGGATTTACATCAGCTTTTGGTTCTGGTAGTAAGAAGTCTTCACAATTCTCATTCGGAAGTAGCGGTGGTGGAAAATCAAGTGGTTTCACATTTGGTAAATCAGATAGCATATTTGGAAATCCCGCAGGTAACGGGAATACAGGAGGCTTATCCTTTGGTAAAAGTGCCTTCAATACATCAGGTGGTAAGACTTGGGAAAAGTCACCAAATTTCGGAAGAAGATAAATTAGTAGCATAAATAATAATATTTAAGGAGGAATAAAATGTTTGGAGATTTTAGAGGTTATGACAATCAAGGAGAAAATAAGAAAGTTCAAGAAAGAGTTAAAGAATTAGCAGGAGCTATGGTAGAAGCTTATCAATCAAGTTCATCAGCTGAAGATGTTGCAAGAAGATACGAAGAACTTATAAGAGAAGCTGGGTTTCAATTATTAGGTAGAGGACAAAATAGAGTTGCCTTTAGAGTAGAAGGTTCTGATTGGGTTTACAAAGTTCCTTTCAGAGAAGTTGGATTTAGAGACAATGCTATTGAAAGATATTGTTCGTCATTAGTTTCAAATACACCACAAGCATATAAAGAACTTGCAGCACATATGCCTATGGTATCAAATTTCTCATTAGGTAAAGGATATGAAAACTTTATGATATGTGCTGAATACGTAAAGAATTTAGTATCTAAAAATGGTGGAGTATTCTTGAAAGATGATAGAGACGCAGCTATATTTGCGGCAGTTGAACACTTCAGAGAAGTATCAGCAATATTGAGAAAATTCAATGATTACTTCCATATGAATGATGTACATTTAGTATTATCAGCTGAAAACTTTGGAGTTAAGAAAGGAAGTATAGCAATTCGTGATTTAGGATACTTTGTTCCAAGAATTGGAGAGTTCCAAAGTGTAACTGTACCTAGAGGTAATAAAGATGTACAAATTGGATATTATACTTTAGATAATATTGCTTTGACAGCTGAAGAAGCTGAAGATACTGGTAAAAGAATTGATAGACTTTCTGAAGTAGTTGAGTCTTGGGCTCCATATGATGAAAATGGAAAATTACTTGTTACAAATGAAAGAGACTTACTTGATGCAAGTAATTGTATTCAACCACTTCTAAAACAATTTGAAGAAAATTATTTATAAATCTATAATCCCATAATAGATAAATCCCATTAATCCCAAAATACATGTATGAAAGAAAATTTAATAGAAGGGGGACGCCCCTTCTATTTTTTTTTTTATTATGGCTCTCTTTTCTTAGTTGGATAGAAAGTATCAAAGTTAAGTCCTTTGAATTTAACTGAAGTATCATGAGATAACTTAAGTCTTTTTTGTACAAGTTCATGTTGTTGCTTATTAAGTTTAAGTCCAAAGTTTATAGGTTTATCCCAAACATCTAGCATTTCGTAAGGTAAGTCTCCTGCACATTTTGAACATATCATCTCATCTTTACAAGTAAGAACTGAACGCATTTCCATTTCCTTGCCAGCATATTTACTAAAGTTAGATTCATCTATCTTAACTTCTTTTCCATTATCTATGACCCAACGACCTATAAATTGTATCTTATAATTAGGGTCTACATATATTTTACAGAATACTTTAGTTCCACAATCAGAACCATATTTATTAAGTCTTATAGTTCTAAAGACATAGTTCATCATCTTAGCAACAGCTCCACCAACTTCAGTCGCCTTACCTCTTGAGTATCCACCTACAAGTCCCATATTAGAAGCATAAGATAAGTCCTTCTTTTGAAGTCCGTCCGTTAGAGACTCAGTTGATACTCTAAATTTATTAAAGTCACTATCTTGAGGTAGAGAACCTACCATAACAGCCATAGTTTGAAATTGGTTGCTAAGTCCTAAAACTCCACTATCGTATGCTTCCATTGCTGGGTCATCAGCATACACTTCTTTAACTTTCTTGATAACTCCTTTTGCAACTTTATCAGCAGCAACTGGGTCATCAGCTTTAAGTCCTTCTTTATTTTCCTCTATAAGTTCTTTCTTTAAAGCTTTTATATCAGGAGTTAAGCAAAGCATTCCTGTTGATAAAGAAGGATTTACAAATGAGCTCATTCTTAATGAGAATGACTCATATCTATTAATACATCTTTTATAATCATCAATAGTAATCTCTCCTGATTTTACTTTAACTCCTATATCTGTCATTATTCTTCCAAATACTTTCTTAGTTAAAACCTCAGTAAGTAGTGGTATTTTACATTCTTGAAATAGAAGTTTCCATACTATAAATTGTCCTATAGTACAGTAATATTTCTTATTACCAGCAAGTCCATATACTCCACCTTCAAATTCCATAAGCTCTCTTATATCATTTTCTTTCTTAAACTTAGTAGTGTCTCCAAGTCTTAGTTCTTTAAATAAGAAAGTCATAGTAATATCATCAGGAGTTGTAGCTTTAAGTTTTGCTACAGTTTCAGGTTTTGCAAGTTTTGCATCTTTTTGGAATACTGTAAATGAATAAAGTGCTTGTTGAGAGTCATTACCTAACTTCTTCATATTACCAAGTTTCATATCAAAGTATAAGTTTAAAGACTCTCTTTTCTTCTTACATTCTTCATTAGCTTCATCTGAAAATACTGGTCTTGCAACTGTTTTATCTCCGTCCAAATCTCCGTCCATTCCAGCAAGTTGTAATGTTGATATCTTTTCAGTTTCAACAAAGTAACCTGATAATTCTTTCTCAGCTTTTATTGCATTTTCTCTTATATGTAAATCTCCATATTTATCTATTATATAATCTATATCAGGATAATAAGGGTACTTCATTCCATAAGCTTCAACTTCAACGGTTCTTAAAGTTGACAGTACATGAATAAGAGTAGGTATAATATTAAAGCTATCCATTGTAGGGTGACGAGTAACTATCATATGTCTTTCAGCAACTTCGGCTTCTTCATATGCAAACATATAAAGCAAATCAGTTATAGTCATAGCTCTTGACCTAGTCTTACCATTCACTTTATACTCCATTATAAGTGGTTCTCCATCAGGTGTTAGAATAGGATTAAATCTTTCTGATATAGAATGCAAATAAGTATCTCTATATTCTTTCATCTTTTCTCCATCATAGTACATTTCCTTTTCCATTAAAGAGAATTGTGAACCATTCTTTTTTCTCATAGGAAGTTGCTTTAGAAATGCTGACATTCTTCTTGATATAAATAAAAACATTCCAGCACTTACAGATGTAAGTGGAAATCCAGTTTTATCAACATTTACTTTTTCATCGTAGAATTTATCTCCGTCAAACTCGTGCCCTGATAAAACTACAAGTGAACCGTAATCCACATTCTTAGATAATGCTCTTTTTCTTTGAAGTCCATATTTACCACCAATAATAGATTTCAAAAAGTCATAAAGTTGTACTACTTGAAGTTGCATTTGATACATAAGTCTATTAACATCAAATAACTTTACATCTTTATTATCCTTTAATATCTTAGCTTTATTCATAAGAGAACGGTATAAAGAGTTAAGCTCATCTATACCCATTTGTCCTTGCCTTATATCTATATCTCTAAATGCTATAGGTATAACTATCATCTTATCTGTAAATAAGGTAGTCTTATCGTACTTTTTAAGAACCGCTCTTACATCTTCTTTAAATAAAGATAAATCTTGGTCTTCATCATTTCCTGAGTTTATATTATTAAACTTCATCTTTTCGAAGTTCTTATAAAGCCACTCGAGTCCAGTGTATCCTGAAGGGTCTTGAACTAACTCACCTTTATCTGTAATATTATAGTAGTCCGTTCCGGCTATAATTCCGTCTATCTTTCTAAAACTTCTTTTAAATATTCTTTTATAAATAACTGGGTGCATAAACTTACCATTTAAACTTATGTACCCAAAAAGTGTCTGTCTATCAAGAGTTGAAACTCCGAATATTCTTTGTGATACAAGTCCATTTGGGTCAGGAGAACCGTTTGCTAAAAATAAATTAGTTGATGTAACTTCTTGTATTTTAAGCTTTCTCACAAACTCGTCAAATTTAATTAGCTTCATTGTATTTCCCAAACCTCCTTACCTTGTGATTTAGCATATTGGTCTAAATCATAAAAATCCGATAAATCTAAATTAAGTAGTTTTGTGTATCCTTGTTCTTCACGCATTTGATAGATTTCCCTATCTCGTCTATTTTCCATATCAAAGCTTTTAATGTAATCTATTGCGTTTTTAACTTCAGCAAAGTTCTTAGGTCTAATTTCTTTTAATACTTCCATAACTTCTTTTGGTACTTTCTTACAGTTTGTATTAAGTTTACCTTTAACAAATAACCAATCTCTTCTCTTTGTAGATTGCATATTATCAATAATCGCCTTTTCTTCTTTTACCTTTGTCATTTGATACATTACTCTTTGATAATATATTGTAACCATATTTCTTACAAGTTCATTTAAGTTAGCATTAGTCATATAGATATTCATAATATCTCTCGTATCAGGTGGCATATCATCAAATATCTTTTTACATATTTCATCCATATCTTTCATACGAGGTAAACCAAATCTAGGTACTATAATTTCTGAGAAGATATTGTCTTCAAGTGGTTTTTCAGCATTTGTGTATTTAAGCTTAATAAAAGGCTCAGTGTATGCTGCAACCATACTATCAATAGTTGCAATTACATCACCATTGAAGTTAAGTTTAGTATTCATTCTTATCTTTTCACGCTCTATTTCAAGCTCTCGCTCTTTAAGTTCGAGTTCCTTTAAAGTTCGCATCTTATCAAGATGTAATCTTTTAAGTTCCATTCTTTCATAAAATGACATCTGTCTTGACTTGAATATATAAAACATATAAAAGCCAAGTGACAGAAATAATATAACATTTACCATACAAATCAAAAATATTACAGTGAAATCCATATATGTTAAACCTCCGGTTTTTAATTATTTAACTAATTAAAGTGTTCGTAAACTCGTTTGTAACGAACACTTTTATGAGATTTATAACAAAGTGAGGAGGTTTTTAGATGCTAAGAATAGATGATTTTGTAACTGACAATAGAGATATTTTAAACTGTCTTAAAACAGCAGTTATCAAAAAGCAAAAAGAACTTGAGTATTTTGATACAGAAGAAATGCGTATCAGATTTAATATATATAGAAATGCTAAAAATAAAACTGATAGTGTTTATGAATATGAATATAGCGTGGAAGATTTCTATAATATTGGATATTATAATCAAGACAATATTATAAGAATACAAAGATTTCCAAGAGATATAAAGCAATATTTATCAGAAGCTGAGTGTGAAGAACTTTTAGAAAATAAAAGAGTTGAGATAGTAAATGGATATAAAGAAGAGAATGCTTATGTATTAACTCTTATGGGATATCCTACTAAAGAAGAAGATTATATCTATATAGGATATCATATAGACGGTATAAGAGATAATACACCTATTCATCTTATGAGTGAGGGAGAACTTTCTATCCTTATAAATAAAGGACTTCTTGATGAGATTATTGAAAAGAACTCAGATAAAGAATATCTAAATTATATCACAAGAAGGATACCTTTTTATTTAACAAGAACCACAGAACCTTTTGGACTTTTGTATATCGATACTACAAAGTATAATGTAGGTTATAGAGTCGCTGAAGTGTATGAATATATGAGAATAGCTTATATGAAAACTCAATATAATGAGTATTATCATGATTCGTACGATTATTACGAACCTTTGACTGCGACTTATCTTATATGTGGTACTATGTATATAATACTTGCTGAAAACCCAATAAATATACTCGAATTCGACTTCACATCAGATGAGATACTAGATAGTCTTTATAAAACATTTTCAATTCCATATGTTGCTGATTTACCGAAGTCAGTGCATATTGCCTTTGCTGAAAAGATAAATAGGGTTCTTCGTTTTAAGGGAGATAAATCATCTATTATAAATA